GCCGTTATAAATTGATGGTGTAAAAGTTTAAATGACAATTACGGCGGACGATCAGCGAGACTAGGCCCCTACATTACGTAAGGGGGCGGGGGCGTCTCGTTTGGGACTCGACGGTGTGGCGGCACATACAGTGGCGTACGTGGCGCGGCCGGTGTTGGCTCGGCTGGTGCTTGGGCGGCAGTCAGCAGCAGATGTGGCGGAGGGCGCAGCTCCAGGGCGAGCTTGTCGACGAGGTGGCGGATGCGCGCTGCGTTTGGGTAGCGGGCGGCGAGGCCCATTGCTTCCCGCTTCCTGGCGAACTCGCTCTCCTTGACGAGGAGCGCGTTCACTAGGGTGTGCAGGGCGGCGTCGATTCGCTGGCTCTGTGTTGCGTGGGCGGTCACGAGTTGTTGTTGATTGACGTTCATCTTGTCGTTCTCCGGGTTCACTGGCACAAGATAAATAATTAGGGGCGTTTTCAAACAATGTTGGTTCCTGACCCCCTGGAATACTAACCACATCCCCGACAATGGCGGGGATCTTAACCTCTAGCTCTTTGTCGAGGAGTACTGGCAATTCCTCCAGGGGCGACGACGCAACAATGTCATCTAACATCTCCAACTCTGTTGGGCTAATGTTCAACACCTTGGCCATTGCATCACGAATATCGTCACGGCTCTTTTGGGGCCATGCATTGTTTACGCGCCACAGTTCTTCACGTGACGCACCTGCAAAATGGTACTTGGGATAAGTCTCCAGTACCTTGCGTGCCCAGGATCCTACAATCGGGGTGAGACCATCGGTCATTAGATAACCCATGGCCTTATTAACCAATGCTTGTTCTTTGGTTACGCCTTTGTTGCTGGTCATATGCAACTTAGAGATTGTTCTCATTGGATCGGCAAACGAGTCTGCCATTAACAACGGGTCAACAAAGTAACGCCCCAAATAAGGGACAGGGTCGCCGGGTTTGACGACATCGACTTTGAGTGTCATGCCTATGTCAGCAGTGACAGTTTCAAGGTCGTGCTTCATTGTGCCATCGTAGTTGGCGGTGTTTCCATCGTCGCCGAACAATAAGCCCATCTTCTTCCAGGCATCCTTGATTGTAAAACCATGTTCGCGCAATGCACAGTAAACAATGTATGCATTGATCATGGTGTTGCCATCAGTAGTAGTTGGACTACCACTACGCGTTCCGTAACCAGGCCGAAACCTGACTCCATGCGCCGTGGTACCCTTCTGTTGGTAAAGTTCTTCAAACTGATGTTTGAGCTCAACACGATGCTTCTCATCTACCCAGCGCATGTATGCTGGTTCGATGACATCGCGGACAGCGAACTTACTAACAGTTCCGTCCATCCGAGAGAAATCTGAAGGGTTAACTCCAAATTCCGCTCCATCAGCGCATACCTCTTGTAAGCGCTGGACCGCTTCTGCTGGTGTTTTGCCAGGTCCGTACCAGTCATGCAACTTCATCACTTGTTGTTTGAATGGTATTGTGAAAGTTGACATCATGATGGTTAACTCCGTCTCCATCGTGGTTATATTCCGGGGGTCAGTAACATTCTGGTAAGGCTCGGACTTCATGAATGAACGTAATTTATTATGTACGTTCGTTGACAAAGTCGTCTTGGCTTGTTCAAACCGCTGTTTCTGGCCCGCGGAATTTTGGACTCTCCGGACCTCTTCAACACTAATGGGCGTCCCAATTCCGGCGACAGGCACGAGCAATTCTAAGAATTCGCGTGCATAAACCTTGTACTTCTTAACAGGTTCAACATCATTGCGGACACCATGAATTCTGCCACGCACAGTTGCCTCATCTGAATTCTCACTTCGAGTGGGAAACATTGATGGGTTGGTAGTCAAACTGTTGCCGATCACGGCACCAGTTGGCCTACCATCTTCTGTGCGCAGTCGGCCGATTGGTTGAAAATGCGCTTGCTGTTCGGTTGTTCGAACAACATTCGGTTTAAAATCAATAGGGCGTACTGCATTAAACAGCAGGGGTGCATTGACTGAATAGTCTTTGTCCCCTGCTGCGCGCAACAAGCGTTCCACGTCAGACACAAGTGGTGGTGAATCTTTGTTCTCCAGCCGTTTGAGAATGGCCTGGTACGTCTTGCCTTTAATCTCGACGGAGTGGTTGCCTCCGTCAGCGCTGACAGTCATGGTATCAGTAATGGGTTCATAGGTGTAATTGACCGGGGTGCCATTTAAAGTTTGACTGAAGGTCTTTCGCTTAATCAAATTAGGCAAAGGGCCAAGAGTCCAGACTTTACTTACTATCCTAACGGACGGTATAAGCCAGACAAGTCGCCGGTTAGGGTCCTTATCAAGCTTCTTCTGCTCAACCAAAAACACACACAAATCACCATTCTTATCAATGACGCTAACAGTGTCTCCACTATAATCCCACAATTCATGGGTATAGGATGCTCCACCAGAAACATGATAATGTACCATGTCGTCTTTGATAAAATAGGCATATTCACTCGTTCGATGAGTGATTGTCTCAGGCACAAATGTGAAGATCAGCATCGGGCGAAATAATCGCATCCAGGCGGCCATATCGCAATTATAATCCACGTCACAAAATACAAGTGCTGTGTTCTTGCGGATACGGTCGTCACGGAAAGGGGTGGTCAAGTCTTTCTCTGTGAAGAAATACTTGCACCCGTCCTGAATGTTGTGTTCAACACGGCTAACATTGTACGGGGCATAGCCTGCCGACGTTGCTAGCTCATTCAGGAACTGTGATGCTGATGTTCTCAATTGCGCGGAGAGTCGATGTGTGTGGGTTTTTGATATTGGGAGCAGGCGCATTTCCGCTGACTTGCTCATAATTGTTGTTCGCAAACCAGGGTGGCGTATGGCAGCCTGTTCAATCCACCACGATAAATCGCGTACGGAATAGGGAGGTCCAAGGTGCAACTTAGCATTAGCCCAAATTCGGAATTTAGCCCAATGCACCCACACGTTATTTCGAAAACGTATGCGTGCGAGTTGTTGGGATTCGGAAAATGTTCCAATGCGCGTTGGACGTGGGACATGGGAATTGATTCCTGATCGTTTCTCCATCGCATTACTTTGTTTAGGCACAAAGTATAAAGCTAATAAATCACTATCCATATTACTGGGTATGATTCAGGGTAAAAGTATGACACCGTTCTCTGGGTTTCACTGGCG